CCCGCGCCGCCGCCGTGATTTCCAGCGTGCGCCGCCGGTCCAGCTCCTTGATGCCAGAAATATCGTAAACGCGCCCCTCGCAGATCAGCCTATCCTTGGGGCTCAGATCGCGCGTGAAGGCGCTAGAACGCACACGAAAGCGGCTGGTGATGTGCGCCTGAATTTCACTTGCCCGCATCCGCTCTGCGTCCGACACGTCGCGCTTTTCGGCAGGCACAGGCGAGCCGTGCGCAGCCCAATCTTGGACTTGCGCGAAGCCGTCATCCGAACCCGTGTAGCGCTCGAATTGAACGCGCCGATCCGCCCTCATATCCGGCGCCACCGCAGTGCGCCGATCAGCGCCTGAATGCTGCGCGTGATCGCGTCGTAATCAGGACCGGCCATCACGTCGAACTCGCGCTGCACCATCAGCTTAATCAGCGATTCCGCCGCCGATATGCGCGGCTCAGGAAGCGCATACTCCGCCGCTATCGTCACAGCCTGATCTACGCCCGCGTCAACAGAAACACACAGCCCCAAACCCTCGCGCGTTACCGTCACGTCCAAGGCGTCACCATCAGCCTCAGCGACGATATTTGACGCGTCAGGGAAGGGCAGCAAGTGCGGCCCCGCGCCCGTTACATCAACAGACCATGTTTGCGGCATGATGCACCGGCCCAGAAGCCCGCCCCAGCCGTCCAGCATCGCCACAGCGCCCGCCTGCTTGGCGGCAATATCCGCATCGTCGTCCGCATGGACAACGCGCAGATGCGCTTTCATCGCGGCCAACTCGACCGGCAAAGCGACAGGGGCTGTGACAAGGTAAGGGATCATTTCTTTGCGCGGCCTTTGGGGGCTTCCAGCACGCCACAAGCGCGCGCAGCATCTTCCAACTCAGGCGGGCAATCGTCACCCGGCGCAAAGTCCACAGGGTAAATCTCGCCAGCCTTTACGCCGCGAAAGGGTTTTGCGAATTTCATATGCTATTCTCCTTCGGCTTAAGAAATGGGGCGAACATGCCGCCCCATCATAAAGCCGATTAGGCTGCGATATTCAGCGCCTTGAGCGCCTCTGGATTCAGCAAGCCGCCGCCCACACGCTTGGTTGTGTAGAATTGGACATAAGGCTTGTTGGTATAAGGATCGCGCAGGAGGCGTGTTCCTACGCTGTCGACAATCAGATAGCCCTGATTGAAGTCACCAAAGACAATCGGCTTCGCACCTGCCTCAATGTTTGGCATTGCCGGAACCTCTGTCATGCCATAGCCCAAAAGGGTCGAAGGCGTGCCCGCCTGATACGATGGCTGCCAAATATAGTTCCCTTCGCCATCGACCAGCTTCCGAACAGCAGTCATGCTCAAGCGGTTCATGATAAACCGCGCATTCCCGGTGAAAGACGAAGGTAACGCGCCCACCAAATTGATCAGGCCATCAGTTGTCAGCGCTGCCGCCGCGCCAGAGTCGGTCGCAAGGATTGCGCCGAACGGATGCACAGCCGCATTAGCCCCGCCTGTGATGTAAGTCAGCACACCATTCGGTCGGTTGTTTGCGCCGGAACCGGACACAAAGGCCAAGTTTTCCTGAAACGCGAACTCGGTCTGAACTTCACCAGCAAGCCAGCTTTCCAGATTGACAAGCGCATCATCAAGAAGCTGCTGCGTTGCCGCCGGGTTGGCATAGATTTCGCCAACACGATAGGCCAGAGAACCGAACTCTGCATTGTCGGTCTTGGGGCGCGCTGCCGTTTCTCCGACCCAGCCCGACGCTGTGCCGCGCAGGTTGAACAGCTTGGAAAAGCTGCCGGTGCTGATCGTTTGCACTTGGCAAATCTGGCGCATGGGCGAGACTTCAATCAGCTTGTCGGTGATCGTGCGATCCCACTCAGTCGGCGCAAGATAGCCGCCTTCTGCATCCGCGCCCTTATTCAAGGATGCCTGCACATCGCCCTTGCTGACGAACTTGGAAAACGCCTGAGTATATTCAGGATCGCGCAGAACCTTGCCACCAGCGCCGGTCATCTGTGCAGATGCCATCTTGGCGTTGACTTCATCCAGGGCGGCTTGCAGATCGCCAACAGTGGCGTTGACCTTTTCCAGCTTGTCGCGTGTCACCACGTCATCAAACTTGGATTCAACGCCCTTGATCTGCTCTGCATGTGCTTCCTTGAAGGATGCAAACGCCTTTTGCAGTTGGTTGACAACCTCAGTGGGGTTGCTCGCGTCCGCGCGTGCGAACATAATCCCGCGAGCGGGGTGTTTTAGTCCAGCCATTGATTTTCTCCTAGGCTTCGAGGGTTTCAATCAGGCGCTTGAAAGCGTCCGCATCAAAGCCAGCGCTAGGCGTGGCTGTTCCGGCAGCGCTTGGCGTGCCAGCCGCTTCCCTGAGAAGGGCACGCCGCTCGACACGCGGCATACCTGACTTCGCAAGGGTTGCATCCAGTCGGGCGCGGGCCTTCATCTTGCCTGCGTCCTTGTCATCTTCGTATGCCGGAACCTCAAAGGTCGCATCGGCAAAACCCGCATCAATGGCACGCTCTGCGCGCAGCCATGTCTCCGCATTCATCATGGCCTCGATCTCGCTGCGATCCGCGCCTGTGCGCGCCGCGTAAATGTCAGCCATTGCCGCATCGAACTCTGCGAATGTGTCCGCAGCCTCGCGCATATCGTTCTGGTTGCCCATCACAAGGCCCCAGGAGTTGTGGACCATCAGCATTGACCCTAGGCCCATCTCGATCTTATCAGCGGCCATTACGATTATAGACGCCGCCGAAGCTGCCAGCCCCATGACGCGCACGGTAACTTCTGCCGGGTGTTCGCGCAGAAGGTTGTAGATCGCCAGACCCTCGAACATATCCCCACCGGGGCTATTGACGTTGACCGTGACGGCCTTTGCGCCGATCGAACGAAGCGCGCCAGCAACCCGGCGGGCCGTGATGCCCTCGCCGCTCCAAGGGTCTTCGCCGATCACGTCATAAACCGAAATCACGTTGCGGTCAGCTTCTGCCGCGCGCGGGTGCCACTTGTCCAGCGCCTCCGCCGGTGCATCAGGCTGATAAGATAGCGGGCGACTGAACGCCTTTGCCTCAGGTAGCTTGCGAAGTGTCATTTTGTTCTCCTGCCGCGACAAGACCGTCGCCCTGCGGGTGCGCGCCGAGCCCGACATGATCGCGCGCCTCATTACCAGTCATCCAAGGCCGATGACCGCCAGCGCCCAATGCGCGGGCCAGAAACTCGCCTTGGTCTTTCAATGTGCCGCGCAATAGTTCGCGCTCGTCAAAGTCGGGATAGAACACGCCTCGATCAGACATGGGCAAAAGTGATCGCGTGATCCCTTGCTCCCAAACCGAAAACCAAGGTGCCAGCCCAAACCGGACAAACAGCATTGCAAGCTGTTCAATCCCACTGCCCCACGAAGTGTCATCCATGAACATCAGCGGGCGAGGAACGCCAAAGACGCGCCCGATCCTCTCGGTAAGCTGCCCGCCCATTTCGAACATCTGCGAACTTTGCGCTGTCGCAGGCGGGAACTCGCGCGTCATCCCCTCTTCCAGCAACACCGCCTTGCCCGCGTTTGCTGCCCCGGCATAGCCAGACAGAGACGCCTTTAGCCTTTCATAAGCCTCTGCGCTGATCTGCCCCGGATGCTTAAACGCGACCCCAGCAATCACACCGTTGCGATACAGGCTGTTCGCAGCAAGCTGCTGTTGATTGGCCGTCTGAATGATATTTCCGGCCTTCTTGATCCGCGAAACACCCTTTTCAGCATCAACGGAAAACCCCCGCAGGTGCAGAATGTCTTTCGGCTCCAGCGTCATGGATTCAGAGCGATGCGTCACAATCCGATAGCGCACCGGGAACATGCCGCCGTCTGTCTCAATGGATACCTGTCGCGGGTCCACTGGCACCAATGCCGAAACCCGCCCCATAGTCCGCACGATCCGCGCATAGGCGTTGCCGTGAAGCAATAGCCAGCCCTGCATAAGCTGCTTGAATTCATGCGCCGTCTGCCAAGGGTTCGGCTGATAGCGCAGCAATCCATAGAGCGGATGCGCCAGAGCGGGCGAAACAAGGCCGCTTCCTTCATCACGCTGCATGATCTGAAAGGGCAGCATGGCAATAGAACCAGCCACCAAGTCACAAGCGCGCAGCACCGCATCATTTTCAAGGGCAGCATCAACAGAATCCGCCGCCGCGCCCTGCCTCACGAACTCATAGAACGCAGGCGAGTCCAGCGCCATTTGCGCTTTGGGCTTTTCGCGCCGGAAAAGGTTGAGAATACCCACGTCAGATCACCAGCACGCCGCGCGTCTCATAAACGCTAGGCCCGTTGTCAGATTCCTCAAACGTCCCGGCCACACTCATTGCCATTGCCAAAGCCACCATCCCGTCAATCCTTCCGTGGCTCTTGATCTTCGACAGCTTGCGGTTGCCCGATGGGTCGGCCTGCACTGTCGCGTTAGACGCGCACATCGTCAGCACAGGATGCCCGGCATGGGCAATCTTGCGGTTCAATATCAGCGATTCCAGATCTCGCAGCGCCGGAGACATGGACTGAAAGCCCTGCCCCATCTGCTCGAACACCGCGTTATCGCCCTCAAGCTGTTCCTCTGTGAACCCGACCTTTGCCAGCCATGGCTTCAGGTGTCGCCAGTTCCAGCGGTCAAAAGCAATCTTGCGCACGTCTAGCCGATCAAACAACGCCGCCAAGTGATCCGCTACAAACTCATAATCAACAGTCGGCCCCGGCGTGGTCTGCAACCAGCCATCCCGCGCCCATACATCATATGGCACCCGATCTGCCCGCGCCTTCGCGCTCAGGTTTTGACCGGGCAACCAGAAAGTCGGCTTTACATTCCAGACACCATCGACCGGCGCGGCCAAAACCAGCGCAGTCAAATCCGATACCTCCGACAAGTCCAGCCCGCCGAACACCGGCAAGCCCTCGAAATCATCGACCACCGGCCCTGCGCAGTCCTGCCATGCCGACCGGCTGATGAACGGCGCGCTCATGTCAACGCGCTGGTTCAAGATCAGATTGCGATACTCAGCCTCGC